GGACAACACAACTACGTTTTGTTAGAGGGTCAAAACCTGTACCATTGACCTCATAGAAATGTTCAAAGAATTCATTATTGATTGAAGTACCAGGTATTTCAAATGTCTTTGAATAAGGACTTCTCCTTGAAGTTATTTCTGTTAGGTCTGTCTCTTGAATGATAACATTTATTGGGAGGTCTTCGAACAAATCCAATTCTCTCCATTGGTTATTATCATCAAGAACCAATAAGGTTGTATTCATCTTATCCGTTTAGTAATCGAATATTATTTGAGTATACATAAGTCAACTCAAGGTTGTACATTGTTCTTGTACCTTTTGTTTTTCTCACGAAGTCATTTCCAACGATATTGATTGGGAACAATGTTCCATCGTGTTGAATCAGATACGCATCGTTTGTGGTATATAATTCTTCCAACCAAACAAACTCAGGGAAGTTGATATATCCTGAATTGACGATATGTGTTTCCAAGATATCTGTTTGGAAATCTGTTGTTCCCCTTGAATATGTTGTTTTGATTGGGTTAGATGAACCCCAAGCGACATTCATTTGTCCATAAGTCTCTCGGTTGATACCGATACCTTCACTTCTATACTTTTGGAATCTAAAGTAATCGTAAACACCGAACCTGTTTTTGAACATTATGATATCATTCTCAAAGAAGTTACAGTTACCAACAACATTGAATTGGAATATCTCAGAAACAGGTACGTAGTTAGCACAAGGTTGTGTACCACCTGATGGAGTAAATAGATTCGGTTCAACAGAAGGTTTTGTTATTGATGGTTTGGTTGTAGATGGAGAACATGGGAAGTTAGCAACACACTCATTACAACTTGAATAAGTTGAAACGTTTGTCCAATTACCATCAAGACCTGAACCACCTTTTGCGTATACAACCCAACATTGACCACTGAATGTGAAAACATCATCGATTTGTAGGACCCCATCTATCAATACTTCATATTGAGTTGTTAAAGTACAACAATCTCTTACATACGCGAATTGAGAATTTGGGGTGGGAGTGGGGGTAGGAAAAGGTGTTGGACAAGAACCAAGGTCTGTCACCGTCGCAGGTGAACCACCTTCGAATCCAATTGAGTTCTCACACGCACAGAGGAAATATGTTTCACCAGGTGCAGGGAAGAATGATATCACGATACCAGGGTTCGCACAATCTTGATAATCCACCTCAAAGGTTGAACTACCATAGTTGTAAATTGAATAGTACTTACAGTTACACGCAAATGGTGAGTTAGATGGTGTAATCGATGGTGTGACTGAAATTGTGGGTGTCGCAGTCGGTGTCAAACCAGGTGTGACACTTGGTGTTAAAGTGGGGGTTACACTTGGAGTGGGGGTCGGAGTGACCACACTCGCTAACCCGAACAATTGAATGTGATAGTATGATGTATTCTGTGGGAAGTTATAGATGTTCTTAGGACCTGCTCCCACGTTTAGAATATTATATTTCTGAGTTCCTGTAAAGGTATAGTCAACATAGTTCTCATAACAGAACTGTGCTGGTCCACCACCATTGTCAATGGTGTTGGAATAAGTGAACGCGGTAATCAATAATCCATCATCATCGAAGAACGAATATTTGACGAAATAAGGTTCAGATAAATATGGACCACCCAAATCACCATTTGTAAAAGATAGGGTGTTATATTCATCGTAAGTGATGTCTCTGATTCTTGGTGCGTTGGTGAGGAATAAACAATTTGTTGTAAATGGAAAATCAGGACTCACTGTTCCTGATAGTGTAAACTGACCTATGTTCAGTTCAGGTAGATTGGCACGTCTGTTGACATTATAGGTTCCGAGGTATGCTTTATGTAGGGAACTTTTTACACCAGGATTTCCTACTTGAGTTCCTATACCTGTGAATCCTGTTATTCCTCCAATGAAGGAATCTGCGTATTCTTCCCCTACTTCAATGTAGTAGTCAACAACTTCATTGGTATATGGTCTTGAGAATACTCCTGTCTGATGTGTAAAGATTGGTGTGTTTCCGTAATAACTAATCGGAGCGTTTTGAACATAATTGTTCAAAACTCTCGATACATCTATGATTCCGAGATTGTTTGGATTGGGAGTTGCTTTCCCCTCGAAAACAGGATAGTTGTTTACATAGAGATTATATACATATCTGAACTTCGGTTCGTTAGCAGTGTCTGCGGATACAACCCAATAAATCCCATCGGATTTTGTTGGTTGAAATTCATAAGGAGTTTTTGTAATAAAGGTTGCCATTATTTGAGGATTACAAGATTTTTTATTATGAGATTTTCGAAATAAGATGCTGCCGCTTCTTGTCCCGTTAGGATAAGTTGGTCCATTACTTGATTCTGTGCTTTTTCAAAGAAGTTTATTCCTTTATATCCTTTTTCTCGGATTGACCTCGCAATCAGGTATGCTTTTGAATCCTCGGATGCACGAGTGAATCTTCCTCTTTCATTTCTCCAAAGGATTGGTTTCACTTTAATCCATTTTTTTATATTCTCCAAACCAAGATAACCAACAGGACCAGGTTTTCTACCTTTGTCAATTATTTCAGGAAGGTAGTCAGGGTCTGTATCAAACGCAGCAACAACCAACGGGTTACCCTGTTCAAAGTCTACAACGACATCCACGGTAAGTGAATTTATCATTCGTTTGGATGCTATCCTTGGGGAGTTACCACGTTTGAATCCACCGTAATAACCTTCAGAACGATAAGGGATTCTTAGTTGGTCCTGAATCGCATCGTAAAGAAGGTCAGCAATCTCTTGTAGATATTCTAATTGTTCGTCCATTAGTATTTGTTATTGAGGTAGGTGAACATTTGTCCCATTTCACCATCTGTTAGTTTTCTATTAAAGTAGAATTGTTCTGCGATATATCCTTCGAATCCTGTTCCTTGTATTTGACCTGGTGGGATTGACGGAGGGAGTGCTACATTGAAGAAGTAACCTGATGATGATTGGAATAATGTTCCATTTATCCATGCTTCACTTCTCATGGTCAGAGTATTATCCATGTAAGTTCTCCATCCAAGGTCAATCCAAGTATTAGCAGACGCAGTTATATTGAATCCTACAAATTGTAGACCAAAAGTAGGTTGGAACCATCTATTCAATTCGATATTACCTCCTGCGTATTTCAATTGGAACCATCTGTATGGAACAGTTGAACCATCCCATAGAGTGTTATTTAAAGCACCTCCACCACTATCTGAAGATAGAATAACTTGTTCTTGAGTAGAACCTGTGAAATAATGTCTCGTGAAGAATGTGAAATCAGTTGAACCTGTTAGTTGTGGATAATCTCCATTCAAAGATGTTATTGTTTCGTTAGGGGTTCCTACGTTAAACAGTGCGGAACCTGAGAAGTTCACCTCAGTTGATGGGTAAACACCACTAATGAACTTAGGTTTACTGACACTTGCTAATAAGTCATCCCCACCTTTGAATAATGTACTTGAATCAACACCATCAATTACCCATTTAATTGAATTATTTCCTGTCAAATCCAAGAATGATGGATTTGAATACTGTGACCACCATAACGCACCAAGTGTTCCAGGGTCAGGAACAGGAGGAGTCGGTGTCAAAGTCGGAGTGACGGAAGGGGTCGGACTTGGGACACCAGGTGTTTGAGTGACAGATGGAGTGACGGTGGGGGTAGCAGTATTCGTAGGCGTCGGAGCATTCGGAGTTTGAGAAGGTGTGGGGGTTGGGTATTGAACACATGCGTTGATGTCTTCAAATACTTGTATGTTGAGGTCGAGTGCTACACCTGCTACGTTGTCGTTAAACCTTTCCATGAATGGTTGTGCCTGTGCAGGTAAGATGGTCTCAAAATAATCAAATAAATCCCCACGTTTGATTTGAGATAATAGGTCTCTCGCACATAAGGACATATCAGACACACAATCTTTTTCGTTTGTTAAATCCTCGTTCAATCTATCTGCGAATATCGCAGACACCTGATACGTCGTTGTATTTTCGTCGTATTGAATTGACAATGGAACGATAAATAAGAATGGATAGACCACGGTGGTACCTGAGACATTCTTTCCGAAGTCAACGAGGTTACCATAACCGAATGAGTTCAATCTTGGATTGTTCTCTTGGAACGATTGAAGTATATCCAAGACCTTATGAAAATCTACATATTCTTCCATTGTTTCGATTTTTGTTTCATTTTCTCAATCTCCTTTCGTTCTTGTTCCCTTCGGTCCTTGAAAACTGAGAGTGTGTTTAGACATATATAAATAGGGAGATTATCTATGACACGAATTTTTGTGATATCTTCTTGACAGAGTTCAAGCGTTGCTCTAAAATAGAATCGAGCCGTAACTTCTTTCGGACCCATTTTGGAAATACCTTCATCCCCTTCTCCGTCAGTCGGTAAATCTTGGTCTGTAATTCCAAAGAACTCTTTATATCTTCGATGTATGTTTTGCTTATGAAAAAAAAAAGTTGTGCGGACCCGAACCAAATCTTGATTGGTATTTTTTTGAATGATTCTGCTCTTTCCTCGATGGTGTCTGCGTCATATGGTTCGATAACATATTTTGTTCCATCCATCTTTGTTACAGGTCTATACAACACAGATAATATCTTGTGGATATTCTCTGTGATATCTTGTGAGGATAGGAATTCCAAATCCTTCCACGCACCCCATGCTAACTTTCCCCAATCGTTTTCAAATCCATAGGTCTTATCTTGGTATTCAAATGTGAATACCATATCCTTGGTAACATTGTCTGTGAGACGTTTGAAGATGAATGCTTCTACGAATTCAACTTGTTCTCTGTTTGCGTTCTTTAGTTCTGTCTCAGGAATGTTCAGATAAACCGATAATAACTTTGAGGGGTTTACATTTTCCAAAAAAACCTTTTGTAGTTGGATTCTTTGGTATTGTTCTACGGTCATCGATTCTTCGATTTCGTATTCTTTCTTTCCAATTTTTACTTTAATCATACTAATATTCTATAATTACCTTGTCGTTTATTTAATGTGGAATCAAGGACATAACGGATGGCGTCGATTCCGTGGTTCATCTCGTCGAGCGGAACATCCAATAACTTTCCATCTTTATCTGTCTTCCATTTATATGATTGGAACTCTAAAAGTATATTTGGTGAATCGTTTGTAATAAAGACCTTGTGTCGTTTTATTTTATCAATACCTGCGAGGATTGATTGTTTTGATACAGGTTTTGCGTTGTAACGATTTCTTTTTAATTCCTCGATATTCTGTGGTAAAGCAGAGTCACACCATATTGAGTCGGTCTTTTCAATCTTTAATTCGTCCAATTTGTAGATGATATCACCCATCGTCAAATTCTTTACATAGAGTTTTTCCTTGAGATAAAGTTCATCATTCCTTTGATAAACTTCCACAAGTGCTGTTGGAGAATTGAATCCCCAGTCCATTCCTCTTCCCAAGAGTTTACAATCCATTGGGATAGTGTCCGTCGTTCTCCAGGTGTTGAATACAAGGGTAGTTGGTATTCCTTTTTCCCCAAGTGAATAGATACGATAGTATTGTTCGTCAGTTTCTTTGAGTCTTTCGATTTCATCGATTATTGATTGTGGTAAAAAATTATTGTCACGCCATGTTGTTTTGAAGAAATAACAATCATCACGTTTTTCCAAGTCATATACCCATGAGTTTATTTCTGATGGATTGAAATCACACACAGTGAAATCTTCTGTTCTCATGATTAGTTGTCTCCAATCCTCAAGGGTTAGTTCGTTTGCTTCGTTACAATACAGATAGTTTCTCTTTGAACCTCTTATCTTTTGTGGTTCATCCAGTGATGTCCAATTTATTATTGACCCATTTGGTAGAACATAATAACCATCTTGTTTGTGCCAGTCTGACGGGTTGTAAATGTTAAACATTTCCAACACCGTCACCAAATCTTTTAATACTGAGTTCTTGAGTGATGGTAATGTTTTTCTTACAATGGATAATGTTGTTTTATTATTCTTCAGTAATAACTGAATAAAGAATATAATCGTGTTCATTGTTTTACCACTGCGACTTCCGCCCTGTGCGGTTACAATCTTCTTACCACTCTCGAACGCATTGAGTAGGTGTTCAAATACTATGGTAGTTTGTATTTTGGTCAAGTAATTTGTTTTTTCCCGCTTTTCTGATTATGTACTCAGGTGTATCACATAAGATTTGTTCATCAATTTCTTGAAATAACGATAGGACATACGAGTGAACAAATTCTCTTGTATAATCTTCCTGAAGAAATAAGAATGGTTCAAAACTGATATATCCTTTTCCATTTAGTTTTAATGAATCGGGATAATGTTCAATCAATATGAATCTATCTCTGTAGTATCCATCTTTGGAATGATTTGAAAAGAAGTTATTAAACTTCCTTGATAATTTTCTTGTGTGTGATTTATAGTCCTCTGTGTTGGTGAATAAATAAGTTCCAATCCACAAGGAAACTGTATCGATTGTTCTTCCTCTTTTATTTGAACTTATTTTGTAGACTGCTTTGTTATAGTCGTTGAAACTATGGAATCCATTCTTTGGAATTGTCATCTGCCCTGCCCTTTATATTTTGATTTATTTTTTTCTTTAGGTCCTCTGTGTTTCTTTGGTTTTCCACCTTTCCTTTTCCCAAAGTTTATCTTGGTGGATGGTGATGATTTAGATTTCGCCATTGTCTACTTGTTTTCTGATAATCTCAATTTGAATTGGATTCTCTTCTTTTATCTTCTGACCTTGAGTGGTAACATCCACGGATTTTTCATCTCGCCAATTATCTTTGAATTTATTTCTCATAACCAAACTCCACATTCTTGAGTTGAATCCAACCCCACCGTTCCTGTTCATCGCATCAAGTCCTATTTGATACCAATAGTTCTCACAAAACTTCTGATACGTAGCGACGGTCTCAGAATATTTCTTATTCCTTTTTAGAAGTTCATAGTGTGTTTCCCAACTGATACCAAGTTTGATGAGGAAATCTGTTATGTGTTTTCCCTCTTTACCTGATTCGATGATTATTTTTGACCACTCGGGGTCAAGGTATGTTTCAACTCTTGGTCTTCCCACGGGTTTTTTTGGTTGTTCCATTATTTTTTATTTTTGTAGTTCCACGATTTATTCTGTCTTATTTTATTTATTGTTGATTTATGAACATTAAAATCAGAAGCAATTTCCTTAGCAGTTCGTTTATCGTCTTTAATTTTTTGTATATCTTCTATTTTGATTTTTGTTTTTCTCAAACCTTTTAATAAAGCGTGGTGATTATTTTCTTTTGAATTTGACCATTCCAAATTTGTGATTTGATTATTTTTTTTATTTCCGTCCAAGTGGTTTATTTGTGGCAGTTCAAATGGATTTTGAATATAAACTTCTGCGACTAACCGATGGACTTTTTTAATTATTCTTACACCATTTAGATATAAATAAATTTGTTGATATCCATCTTTATCTACCCAAGGTTTAAGTTTTCGGTTATTCCTAAAGATTTCCCCTTTTTCACTAATAAAATAATTAGTGTCGGAATATTTTTTCATCATCGTTTAGTTTTGTAATTAGCGGCATTGTTTATGATTGTAATCAATTCTGCTTTGGATGGTTGTCCTTTTGAGTTCGGGAAAATAGAATTATAGATATGATATGCTTCAGCTAACTTGTGGTCTTCTAATGACTCCACAGGGGTATTGTAGATTGACGCCATGAAGTCACGTGCGAGTTGAACATAACTTGGAATGTTCAAATTGTTTATTACTTGTTTTTTCTTCTTACAATTACAACCCATCTTCAGTTTCGTTTAAAGTAGATTCTCTTATATTATAGAAAATTTTTGACAATTTTGAATAGATTTCCGCACGATTATATGATTCACTTTTGATAGAGAATTTCCATTCCATTTCCAAAAAGAAAATCAATTGGTCAATCGTGAGTTCAAACTCATCGATGTTTTTCGTTGAGACGTTTTTCTCAA